TGGCTGATACGGTATACGTATTCGAATCTGGTGAAATCTGAATATTCATGTGATACTGTTGATTTTTACGTAACCCTACGTAAAATTCTGATAATTCGGCGCCTGTGTTAAGACTTTTAGTTTCGGTGACCTGTATTCCCATTGGGTATATATACTTTAAAAATATATTATTTTAATTTCTATATTCACGCCATTCGGAAGTCCAATTATCATGTGTACCATCACGTGATTTCAATATAACCTCGTACCTGTACGAGGGGCTACTTTGAATATTAAAACTGTTATTGTTAGACGGGGAACCAAAATTGTTGTATGTGATCTTACTATAACCATTGACCTCTACCTGAAAGTTGGATAAAATAGTAAAACTATTATTAGACCTAAAATAAATATGATACTCGAGCGGTAAACCCGTTGGTAAAGTGTGGTCTAAATTTATATAATTTAAGTTATAATCATTGTAAGTGATATATGAAGAATTATAGTTATAATTCGTAGCGGATGAGAATTGAGAATTAATCTCAATTTTGTTACCACCTGTAATTGCAGCGCTACCGAAGTCACCTGTACCATAACTTCCACCACCACCACCACCACCACCGGATGCCGCATTCATTTCTTCTAATGTGAACAATATCTGTTCTGGATAATCATCCGTACTAGCTCTGAGAATCTCATGGTGTATACGGTATTCCTTATTGTACGTTAACGTCATACCAACACTTTTATCAAAATTTGTATATACATTTGTTTGAGACGCTTGACTCCAAGACATAGAACTATTGTTATAATAAAATTCTATCTGACTCGCCTGAACTGTGACACCAGATGGATCAGTTTGTTTAAAATAAAAGTCGTGTGAATGACCGACCCCTAAATACCCAAGTTTTAATCGAAACTGACTCCCGGAAAACCCTATAGACGAAGTGTAGGCTACGTTATGTATCGCAGAATCTCGATTAAATGTGCTTATTCCGTTATAATTCCAAGACGGATCAAATTCCCTTGTTTTTGTAAAGTCCGCGGCTGATAATTTTGCTTCGATAGTTACTTGATTTGTATTTTCTTTTGTAATTTCAAGTATTAAAAATCTAACTATTGTTGGGCTGTTGTCAAATGGAATATGAAGAGTATGATCTTGAAAATTTGAAAAAACGGTATGACTCGTACCATCTATATTGACTGATAAAGAAGAACCTCGCGCGAATTTCATCTCATTTGATGAGGCCGATGTATGAAATTTTAAAACCAGTTTCTGACCGTGGGTCATTGCTGTTGAAATATTTAATGTATCAAACGTGGATGACGTAACATAAACGTCATAAGATGTTTGGTTATACATATAATCGTATGGACCACCAGAAACGGTTACATCGATCTGATTCGAATTCTTACCTATACTAACAGTACCAGCAGTCGCACCACCACCACCACCACCACCAGAAGCTGCAGCCCACGTTGGGTTACCTCCGGCAACTGTAAGTACCTCTCCAGACGTTCCTATACCAAGTTTGGAGAGTGTGGATCCAGAATAGTAGAGTATATCACCTGTTGAGTAACTTGATTGACCTGTACCACCTCTAGCAAACGCTAAAGTTCCACTCGAAATTTGAGACGTACTCAAACCTGTTAAACCTGACCCCGAACCACTAAACGAAGATCCACGAACGCTACCAGTAACATCAAGTTTATAACCTGAAGCTGCAGTATTTCCTATACCCACGTTCCCACTCGAATTAATTCTGAATCTTTCTGTATTATTTGTTGTAATTGTAAACGTATCAGTTGAAGGAAATCCAAACTTTGTATTTGAATCACCTGTATGTGTAATGTAATCGGAAATATCACCACTAAAACCACCACCAGAAGCTGCAGCCCACGTTGGGTTACCTCCGGAAACTGTAAGTACTTCTCCAGCCGTTCCTATACCCAGTTTGGAGAGTGTGGATCCAGAATAGTAGAGTATATCACCTGTTGAGTAACTTGATTGACCTGTACCACCTCTAGCAACTGCTAAAGTTCCACTCGAAATTTGAGACGCACTCAAACCTGTTAAACCTGACCCCGAACCACTAAACGAGGATGCAGTTAATGAGTTTGTAAATCTCCCTGTACCAGAAACATCAAGTTTATAACCTGGACTTGTTGTTCCTATACCCAAATCTCCCGCCGTAGTTAATGTCATTTTTGTAGTCGTCAAATTAGCGGCGTTCGTGGACCATTTCATTTTATTAGAATCACTGTTATCCATACCAAATGCCCAACCGGCTTCACCTGCAACATCAAATGATATAAAAGGATCTCCTGCGCTAGAACTACCTACTCGAAGTGTGATTATAGAATCCTGATTCGAGCTTTCATTAGTATTATACACCAAAAGACCATTATCAAACGGGTTAGCACTACCACTTGATCTTATTTCTAAAGGTGTGCCTGGAGATGATGTTCCAATACCAACATTACCTGAATTATAGTATATATTTGACCCCGACGTTGTCCAAGGACTTGAACCACCACCAGAAGCTGCAGCCCACGTTGGGTTACCTCCGGCAACTGTAAGTACCTCTCCAGACGTTCCTATACCCAGTTTAGTTAATGAACCACCACTCGAGTATAAAATCTCACCTGAACCATAACTTGATATATTTGTACCACCTCTAGCAACTGCTAAAGTTCCACTCGAAATTTGAGACGTACTCAAACCTGTTAAACCTGACCCCGAACCACTAAACGAAGTTCCACGAACGCTACCAGTAACATCAAGTTTATAACCTGAAGTTGCAGTATTTCCAATACCAACATTACCTGAATTATAGTATATATTTGACCCCGACGTTGTCCAAGGACTTGAACCACCACCAGAAGCTGCAGCCCACGACGGAATACCCGCAGCAACTGTAAGTACCTCTCCAGCCGTTCCTATACCCAGTTTAGTTAATGAATTAGTACCATTCGAGTATATAATATCACCTGTCGTGTAACTTGTTTGACCTGTACCACCATCTCCAACTGCGAGTGTTCCCGTAATGGAAGAAGCACTTAGATCGACCGCGTNGTTGTATTCAAACCCTGATTCGATAACCAAACCCCCNTTTGTTTTTGCATCTATGGCCACCGTGGGTGTTCCACCTTCAGAAGCTGCACCAGCTGTAATACCATTGCCACCAGATATAGATTGTACGTAATTACCTGTCGTATGCGAACCTAAAGTTATAAGGTTATTAAGAGAAGTTGCACCGGTACCACCATCTGCAACTGCGAGTGTTCCCGTAATGGAAGAAGCACCTAGATCGACCGCGAGTTTATTTGATTCAATAACCAAACCCCCATTTGTTTTTGCATCTATGGCCACCGTGGGTGTTCCACCTTCAGAAGCTGCACCAGCTGTAATACCATTGCCACCAGATATAGATTGTACGTAATTACCTGTCGTGTGCGAACCTAAAGTTATAAGGTTATCAAGTGTAGTTGCACCCGTCCCACCTCTACCAACTGCTAAAGTACCAGATGTAATGTTACCCGCGTCAAGTTGGGTTAAACCCGTGGTTACACCCGTCCCACCTTGTGCAGTTCCAACGGAACCCCATGACATTACACCCCCACCCGAACTTGTAAGTACTTGACCATTCGTACCCGCGGAATCGTTTACACGTAAACCACCTGTTACATTCATATTACCAGTAATATCCAATGGATACGATGGAGAGGAGGTACCGATACCTATATGGTTTCCAATGAATACATTTGAAGACACTGGACTCACAGATGATGTTAAGGATGGGGAAATAACATTTATAGTATTACCCATACCTGCGTGAGTTTGGCAATTGTAATACATCGTATCAGGAGCTTCCATTGGTACAATAAATTGTATATATGCTCCGGCATTCCCACGGGTACCGAAAGACGAATACCCGGTATTATACTGCACCCCTTCGGCTGTAGTTGATATTCTAAGTGGATGAGACGCATTTGAAGTATCAGAATAATCAAATCTGTAAGTTACACCTCTATAGAGTGTTAGCACTGGCTGGGTAACACCATCTATAATAAAAGCTCCGGGTACTGCTGTAACTGTAAAATATTGGGCGGTACTTTCGTTAACGTACCCACCAGCTAATACAACATTCGATGTAGTTATACCATCAACATTTACCGCAGTACTTGTTAATGAACCGGATGTAGTAACATTACCACATAAAACATTCCCCCAAATATTCGCGGTAATGTACCCGTCAGTTGATGCATTTGTTGGTACTATATCGGTACTACTTGGATCACTGAGTGTATATGCAATAGTATATTCACTTTCATCACCTCTATAACCAGCAACAACGTTTGCGGTTGGTCTGGTCATGATGATACCCATATCAATTGTATCAATAGCATTCGCATTACCCACTTCAATGATTGGATCGGAAACACTATGTATTTCAGAATGTTGAAATGTAGCACTACCTTGAACAAGTAAATTACCGGTAACAGTTAGATTTGAAGAAAGTGATGTAACTTCGGTTGCGTTATTATAAGATATTTTACTATCGCCAAATGTATTATCAGCTTTTATATACGGTATTTTACCCGATGTTAATGTAGTTGCACCGGTACCACCATCTCCAATTGCGAGTGTTCCCGTAATGGAAGAAGCACCTAGATTGACCGCGAGTTTGTTTGATTCGATAACCAAACCCCCGTTTGTTTTTGTATCAATAGATAATGTGTGTGCAATAGTTTCACCTGATGTGGTACCCGTACTCGTAATACCATTACCACCTGTAATCGTGGAAACGTAATCGCCTGTCGTACCTGTACCTAAAGTTATATTACCACCACCACCACCACTACCTATATCCGAAGTTAATACATTTGTATTGTAAAGTTCTTTGGTTGTTGGATTGTATCCAATAACAGTTGTAGATGCTGGATTTGTTACACGTAAAGGTGACATGTAAATACTGTCACCTGTTGGTGCATTAATAGCTGTAGAAGAAGCGTTTAAAACAATTGTATTATCCGCCTGATTTATAGGAGCCTGTTTACCAAACCGGATTTTGGTAGACCGCTCGATTGTCGGTAAATTTTTAACCATTTATTATAAGTGTGTATTTTAATTTGCGTATATAAGACCAGCCATACCATTTTCAATTCGAAGTATGTTATAATTGACTGCGTATATAGGATCGGTAATATTTGTTGTTTGACTAACTATTCTAACTGAATCTACACGGCTAAAATTGAGTGTTCCTGTCGGCTGGAGCGAACTCGACATTATGCAAAAACAGTATAAGAAAAAATCGGGAGACGTAACATAATTTGTATGATAATAATTCATAACGTCTATAAAGTGTGGTTTTGCCCATTTATAATTGGTTATATCTGACCCATTAATTTGTATTTTTACTTTATTTGATGTTGATGTTAAGGCACCGTTTCCTGATGTATCGGAAGATGCAATATATTTTACGGGGTGATTAAATGTTAATTCCTGTATACGTTCATTTGACGCAATATTTTTTTGCACCTGTGTAATTATTATATTATGATTTTTGTTAACAATTTCTTTACGTTCTTCATTATCAAGGTAATAATAATTCGAATAACATTCAAAGTTATAGTTTCCTGCATCTGGACCCCAATGTATACGTAACTCAACATCATGATATTGTAGTGCGACTAAAGGTAAAGTAGATTGCGCACCTTCACAAAAAAAGAAACGAAATGGGTAAAAATAAGAAAGTGCACTTACACCTGGATGTGGACCCAATGCACTCTTTGATACATTTGTAGCGAATGTATCTATAGCAATTTTTTCTGTAAAAATTGCGTCCTGGCAATCTATAACCTGACCACCGATAAGAAGTTCGACTTTATTTATAAGTGTATCCCAATTTTGTATATCAAGTGCTTCTGTATTATTATCGATTGTTAGATATGTATATCCCAACATATCACCAGTTCTATCAAAACGGATAGTTGACATAGAATTTGCACTAGGGTTTCCTTTTATAACCTGTGATTCGACGACCTGAGAAAAATTCGTGTGTCTTTTGAAAGATGAAATAAAAAAGCTTACTTCTGGGCTACCCGTGATATATTCATCCTGAGCGCCAATTGCAACGAGTTGAACGATACCAGATGACATTTATAATAAGAAAAGGTTAAAATTACAGATGTACGACGCCCAAAATTTTACTGAAAGGCTAAATTTCTTTTTTTGCAAACGAATTTAAAAACAAAAACAGCGTCCCCACATGCAGCCGCGCCACCATCTTGTTTATCTAAATTAAAAGTTAATCTATCGAGTTTATGAATTGGGTTGTAATATTGTTGGATAATTGGATATTCGTTTCTGAAGAATACTGCTTTTTGGGCGCTACTCGCAGCGTGTAATGTGTGTTCACATATAATTGTTCCGAAAACACCGTTAAGGTGATTATCAGCGTCATCGAGATCTTTTTTACCTCTTTGAGTAAAAAAACTTCTGAGTTCTTCTATACCAATGTGTATACACCTCTGGGCATCACCCGTTGTATTAATACTTGCGGCGAGTAATTGAGCCTGAACAACATTCTCCAATGGGGTTGGTAAATGAAGTGTGAAATCTGTATTATCTGAACCGTGATCCAGATTATCGAGTATAACTGTATGGTGTTCGTATTCGAAATCAGGTAAAGTGGACTGACTAGTCACTAAAGCCATTTATATATACTGGAGATTTTACTTCATCTTGTACCCCGCTTGTTCGCGAACAAGTTTTTGGCCGTCACATACACCACCTTTACTGTCGGAATAGTATGCATTACCCAAACATTCTTGAGTCGATGGGATATCGAAGAGCGAACCCGTATTAATGGTTTCGATTTCGACATCTTTACCCTGGTACCCACTGGTACGGAACATTGCGAGAACACACAATACTGCGATGATGATGACGATAGCTTTGATCGTGTTTCTGTTGGTGGCGTTAAGTTTCATTTATA